AAAAAGCAAGCGAGGCGCGAATTTCAAGGAAATTGTAAAGAATTGTAGCAAATTAAAACAAAATACTTGACAAAATATAAAAAATAGTTTATAATAAAAATATAGAGATTAATCGGAGGATGAATAAATGTCAGGTATAATATCAGATTTAATATTACTTATTTTATTAGTTGGTGGTATATTTGAATTAATCGGAGGATAAATTATGAAAAAATTAACATTTACAATAGGAACACAAGACAAAGACAATAGAGATATTTTTTATAGTATTAACAACTTAAAATCAACATTAGCAAGTAGATTAAATTATGCAACATTTACAGCACCAGTAGGATGTTATAAATATAATGATGGTACAGTTTGTTTTGAGCCAAGCCTAAAAGTTGAAGTAATTCTTTCTGATGATGGTGATTTCAAAAAACAAGTTGAAATATGTAAAGCTATTGAAAATGCTTGTAATTTATTTAATCAAGAAAGCTACTTATATGAAATTCAGACATCAAACATCTACAATGCAACATTGATTTATTGTTAACTTTTGTAAATAAATGATTAATACGTGTTATAAATAAAATTAACTGGGAATAATATAAATATAAGGAGGATTAAACAATGCACACAAACTTAAATACGACTGGTAGTTTTTGGAAATCTGATAATGGTAATTATTGGAGTTATAATACAAAAATGACAGATTATTACAAAGGTGAGTTTTTCAAAAACATAACTTACTATTCAGTTACGACACGCAAACATCAAAGTTATATTCCTTATGTAGATTTTAATCATCAATTAAATGTTCGTAGATATGGCAATTGGGATATCGAGGATGTAATTAAAGAAAACATAAAAGCTTTAAAAGTAGAAAATGCAAATAGACTACAAAAGCGTAGAACTAAAAACAATATAGAATGCATAAAAGCAAACGTTCTTAAAATTAAGTTTTTATGTGACTTATTAAACAGGGAGAATTAATTATGAATATTTTTGACAAAATAGTAATGGTAACAGATAATGAGCTAAAATGTAAATCAATAACAGATTTAATAGATAAGCAAAATTGCTTCTTTGAATATGTTGTAAGTGACGGATGCGGTTACTGTAAGTTTAATAATACAGATGATGTAGACAACTTTTATAGTGATTTATGCGAATTAAAGGATAAACTATTCTGGTTACAATGTTGCTATGATAAAGATTAAGTAATGTAAAGAACAAGTAAAGAGTATGTTATAAATTTTCTTAAACTGGGAATAATTTTAATAGGTACAAAATATAGGAGTATTAATTATGTCAAATGAAAAAGCAAAACAAGCAAGTTCAGGATTAAAAAAGTTAACAGATGCACAAAAAGAAGCAATCAAAGCACTTTATGATGCAAAAGACAAGAGATTTACAGAAGTAGAAAAGCTTGTAAACAAGTCTGAATTATTCAAGATTACTGGTGATACAAAGTACGCACCAAAACAAAATCGAAATGAAAAAGCAGAATTATTAAACTCAATTTTATTTAAATAATCCTCCAACCCCAGATATTAATTAGAGTATAACTGTATAATTAATATTTATGAATGTGTATCAAGTTGAAGTTATACAACACACTTGATTTTCTTTAATCAAAAGGAGTTAACTATGGGTTATAAAAAAGTTGTAAAAAGATATAACTATGATGAAATTCTATATACGGATGTTGATACTTCATCAGGTTTTATCGTTGGTAAATATGATAATAATCAAGCTTTTATAATAATAAATGGTGACTGGTATCTAATAGACAAAGACCGCATATGCAGAAATTCATCTACACATAAAGCACTTAATTATATATTTAACGATGCTAGTGAGTGTTATTCAAAGGATGTTAGACAATACGACAACTTTTTTGAAGCATCACAATATATTAATGAGATAATAGGTGAACATTATGATTAAAATGTATTTTGATAAAATTCACGAAAAGTCATTCACTTGTCTAACAGATACGCAACTAATGCGATACATGATACGCAATAAAATATGGATTACAGATATTGAATTACTATGGGATAATGGAGAACTCAGCAATGAAGCGATACTTAACTAGTTACTCGAAAAATTATATAAAAGTTCGTGATAGAAAACTGAATCTTGAAACAGAAATATATACAATAGATAGAGAATTAGCAAATGTTGTTCAGGACGCAATTAAAAGTACTAACTATCATTTAACTAATCGAAAAAATGGTAAGGTACAAGTTAGGTCAACCAATGATTTACCTCTTAAACTATCTGAACATAAACCTAATTGGGGTGATATGTTACCAGAAAATATAACTTGGGAAAGTGAGATTATAGGGCAAAAGGAAAAAGAAGCAAATAAACAACTTAATGAAATATTATTTGGAGAAAATAAAGGTTAATTAGTAGTACATTTAGTAAAGGAGTTAATTATGAACGTAGACACAAATTTGATTGTAAGCAACGACACAAAAGATGAAGCACTTCAAAAACTTGATGAACGCATGAAAGCTTTAAAGCTAGATTATGAAGTCACTGAAAAAGAAGTAACATTTACACAACTAACAATAACATTGAAGTTATCTAAACTAAGTATGATTAAACATATGTTCAACTTGGTAGCAGCTCCAGAAAATGAAATCAAATACTTATGTAAGATTAAATCAGTAGTTATGGCTACAGCTCGTGATATTTTAAATAATGTATTACAATCTATAAAAGGATAAAGTATGAACGAAATTATTTATGTTGGTGGAGTACCAGTAACTTATGAAGATATAGAGGAATTTACAAATGATAGACAAATTGAAGCAGACAATTAAAGACTTTACAGTAATGAGATGTATTAGTCTTGATAAAAATAATGTACAACAATTCTCGAACAGAGCACTATTTAATTTTTGTAATAAAGCATTAAAAAACTATATAAAATTTAGATTATCACTAATGCAAAATGAAACTGTTCAGAATATAAAAAAAGAAATTCTTGAAGCAGGAGTAAAAGCAGGAATTAAATATGCTGAAAGTAAGTTTGGAGTTGATATACCAGACCAAGGAGAGGAACAGATACAACAAATAGTAGTTGATGTTGCTAAAGCAATCAATCATCAAAGGATAGATATATTTACTTATTGTTTACAATTGACTACCGATAATTTAAGTAAAGGTGAAGAATAAGTAATGAAAAAAATACATAGACTTACAGAATATATATCATTACTTAATGAAAATAGCGATAATTTCTTTAATAAATACTATCCAAAAGATATATTATATGTAGATGAATTAAACTTCATAGACTGTTCAGGATATACGGTAATAAACGGTGTATATAAATTCTACAACAAAGATACTATGCTAAAGTTTATGAAAAGCTATGGTATAACTTGTGGATGTGAACGCAGATTAATCAACGATAGGATTCAACTGTGTTATAACGGTCAGCCAATGACCAAAGAGCAATACAATTTTTTATCTAAACGAGTGAATATGCTTGAATATAATAAATATAAAGGATGCGGATGTGCCAAAAACAAAAGATAAAAATAACTTTATAAATATAATACTTAATAAGATAGAACTAGCTAAGAATTTTCATCAAAGAGTAGCACTATCAATTACTTCAAAAGCAATAATGAATTGTATAACTCTAAAGTTTTATCTTAGACGCAGATATCAAAAGCTATTTTTATACACACGCTTACAGAAATGCTCACTTGGTAATGTAAGTAATAAGCATCAACTAATAAATGATATTAAAACTCTAGTGCCAGATTTATCTATCGAAAGCACAAAAGGACATCACTTAGGATTTATCCTTGAATTAAATAATGATACTAAAGATGTACTAATTCAGTTCTTAAAAATAATAGCAGTATTAGCCAGTCCAAAAGACTTTTATGTAAAAGACACACAAGTGTATAAATCTTTTTGGAATTATCGACACACTTCATCAATACCAATTCATTTACAAATAACACAATCATTATTCAGAACACTAAAGAGTACAGATTTAATCTACCAATTATCAGAGGTACAACCATATGACAAAGAAGTTGATTTATTTAATGTTAATACCAGTAATAGTAATGGTGATACTAGCGTGTAATCCTGCTTATGGTTTAACAGAAAAAGAACAGACATCTATAAAAAATAAACTTGAAAATACTTGTAACTACTATAATACATTTTGTAATGTCTATTTTGGTAATACTGAATTAGTTCAAGCATTCACAACAGTACAAGGAAACATAGTTATATCTACAGGACTAGCAAATAAACTTACTTACAATGAAGTTCTTGCAGTGGGATATCATGAAGTAGGTCATAGAGTTCTTAGACATCACATAAAATATTTTGAATATATTTATATTAACTATCCGACTACTTTAAAGCAAAAACAGAAAATTAGACATGAACATGAAATTGAAGCAGACTTATTTGCAACTATGATGTCTAAAAAAGATAATACAAAAAATTATCTACCAAGTGCATTAAAGAAAATATCAGTACCACAAAAAAGAAATGAAGTATCTTCAACGCATCCAAGTATCAAGCAACGAATAAAGATAATGAAAAGTTATTAAGGAGTATGGCATGCAAATATTATATTGGTTCTTTATTACAACAATGGTCATAGCAATAGCAACTATACCACTATTAATGATATCTGATTTTATATTTGGAGATAATTAATGAAAAGAATAATAATACATCATACAGCAGGAGCATATAAACCTAACAGTACAGATTTAAAAGCATATCATTTCTTAGTAGATAACTTAGGTACAGTGCATTCAGGTGTATATAAACCAGAGGACAACGAGAATTGTAAAGATGGTAAATATGCAGCTCATACATACTTAGGTAATACAGGTTCAATAGGAGTATCAGCTTGTTGTAACTATGGATTTAGTTTAACGCATAAGCAATCACTATATCCATTTACACTTAAACAGTTTAATACGATATGTAAATTATGCGCTGATTTAAGTAAGAAATATAATATTCAAATATCAAATATTTATACACACTACGGTTTTGATAAATCTAAAGGAATTAATCAAGGAAAAATTGATATTACTTTTCTTCCTTGGAAAACTGAACTTACTCCAGACCAAGTTCAAAATTATTTTAGGCAGGAGATACGTAAACTTTTGTAAACAATATGTTATAAACCTATAAAATCTGGGAATAATTTATTATCCATATATTTTTATTTTAGTATTACTTTTAAAATTAAGGAGTTCAAAATGACAGAAAAGAAGCAAGTCCGCAAAAATCCAAGTCCACTAGTAGTAAAAGGAACATTCTACGTAACAGCTACATTTGAAGATAAACAATATGTAGTATCAAATGGACTATCATTTCTAAGATTTAAAAAAGATGGTGAAGAAATCAACAAAGGTGATTATGTTGAAATCCACGGACCAATTTATCAAAAGAAAGAAGCAGCTCATCCAATTATAACAGGCGAAGCAGTAGTACGTAAGTTAACAGAAGCAGAAGTTGATGAATATAAAGCAAAGCTTGCAAAAGCTACAGGTAAAACAGCAGATGCGGAGCCAAAGAAAGAAAAGAAAACAAAGTCAACAAAAGCTACAGAACAAAAAATGCCTTGGGAGTAAATGAATGACTGACTGGATTGAGTTAATAAGACCTTATACGAAACATATAGTGATAGACAGACAGAAACGAGGCATACTATTAATTCATCCTCATTTCCAAAAAGGTAAAACAGGATATAAAGAATTAATTAAAGCACTAATAAATAATCAATATCATAACTATAATGTACAAGCAACAGGATTTGCTAGTGTTCGTGGTTTAGTAATAATCAGAGCAATAATGAAACACTTAGAAAAGCATCAAGTAATATCATCATTCAAACTTATACACTCACTACCAAGTCCACTATATACAGTTACAACAAAACTTAAATAGGAGTAATAAACATGTCAATGAATATGCCTAATCAAGAACCTACAATACCAGTTCAAGAAGAAACAATGGTAGATACAACAGTAACTCCGACAGGAGAAATGGTTCAAGAAGAAACAATAACTACCGAGCAACCACCTCAAACAAAAGCAAACGATAGTCAAGTAATCGAAGCAGTAGCACAAGGACTAGCAGAAGAAGAAATAACAGCAGAAGATATTATGGTAGCGGTACTATCAGAAAGTTTAGGACTAACTCCATCAGGAGCATCATCACTATTCAATCTACTAATGACAGAACTTATGTCAGATGACACAGCTCCAGTAGCAGAAACAGAAGTAGTTGATACAACAATTCAGGAACAATAGTAGTATGAAAATTACAAAAATGTTTGAATTTTATTATGTACCAATTGGTATATGTAGAGATATAGAACATCATTTATCATTACTAGCAGATATTGACGCAGTATACTTTCAAAGAACAGATGATTATAAACGAGCACTTATAAGTGAAATTGGTGATGAAGTTGATACAGTACACATGCTTGTGAATACTTCTATCGAAGATAGTCTAGTAGATGGATTTGAAGAATTTCTACTCAAATATATTGTAGATATGAGAAATCAAATAAAGACACTTAATAAGATATACTCGGAGGTTCAGAGTGACAACAGTTAAAGATATATACACAGCACTTGCAGTAAGAATAAACTATCCAGTTCAACCAACATACAGATGCTTACAAAAAATAATAGGATATATTAATTTACTTGTATCACTCTCATCAACTCCGCAAGTAATTGTAGAAGTAGAACTTTCAGGAGAAGCAGGTAAACGCTATTACGATAGTAACCATGAAAAGATAGCTTACTTAAAAGATGGTAAACCTTGTAAATTAAATCCTGATGGAACTATTGATACTAAAGATAAAACGGCTTATGTAATAAGAACTGGTCTTTTCCAAGATATGAGTTCTGGTAGTCCTAAGAAGTTTGTAAGTTCAGAAACAGATGTACTTGCTGATGATTATTATTTACAACCAATACTAACTTCTTTATTCCTTGCACTTAATGGAGTTAATCCAAGTGAAGCAGTAATGTATATTAATTCAGCTTGTGCGAAATCTAATGCAATATCAAATATAAAACAGATTGATATGAGTAACATAAAACGGAGATTATAATTTGGAAGTCTATAACATCAGGAGTTTGAAAATTCATATAGGACAGGTGATATCTACTCCATGTGGTAATAGATTTAGATTAAGTTCTAAGTTCTTAGATACAAGTATTCAAGACTGTAAATATATTTGTTTAATCTATAGCGGTAAACAACGATTTGTTGAAGTTGGATTTAATCACACAGGTGTATACAAAGTATTAAAGACAATATTCAAACTAAAAGATATAAGCACGTTAGTAATAAGAATACAGGAGTTCTTAAATGGAATTAACAAACAATGAGCTATTAGAGTTAGCGTCAAAGGATGTTGATGGTGTAGACCTATTACAATACATCCAGAACAAACATAAGGATTGGCATCCTATTAAATGTATAAATTTTGTTGATGAACTATTTAAATACAAGGAATATAACAAACTAGTAGCATCATTATTAACTGTAAAATTCCAGCGTATAAGAAGTAATCTTCTAAAGCAAGTTGATACTCTTATGAAAGATGGTGATACTGATATACTTAAACAGATTGATAAACTACTTACAATTGTAGTTAAGTTCTCTCAACTTGAAGATGATGAAAATTCAGACAGCAAACTAATAGTGAGATTAGCAGATGGCACAGAAGAAAAGTTCAAACCAGAAGTATCGCAGTAAATTTGAAGCACGACTAGCAGTTCACTTAAAGCACTTAGGTTTTGAGTATGAACCATTTAATATTAATTACACAATACCAGAAAGTAAACATAAATATAAACCTGATTTCGTACGAGGTAGATTAATATATGAACTCAAAGGTAAATGGACCTCACAAGATCGCAAGAAGATGAAGTTATTAGTTGAACAGCATCCAGAGTATGAAATAGTAATGGTATTCCAAAATCCTAACGTCAAAATTTACAAAGGTAGTAATACAACATACGCAACCTACTGTGATAAAAACAATATTAAGTGGATGCATTATAAGGAGATATTCAAAGATGAAAAGTGTAATTTTAAATAATGAACTAATAACGACACGTGAAGCAGCTAGAGAACTAAAAGACTTTAGTAAAGTTATAGTACGTGAAAAAGAAACTATTGGAGTTTGTGCTTACGAAGATTTCAGTCTTGCAGTAGATAACTTAGAACGTAAATATCTATTACTAGATAGTAAAAATAATGTTAGAAGATGTATTGAATGTAGTGGTTTACAAGAATTTTTCGATACGCTTCTAAAGAATGATAGTCCAAGATATTTTATTTTTATCAAGGAGGATGATGAGTAATGATTAAAAGACTATATGTTAGACCAGATGATGATGAAACTATCACAATATCACATGCATGTAATACATACGGTTTACAACGCTATAGACTGTTTAAAGATAACAAAGAGTTTATTGTAGCAAAGGATTATTCACAGCACTTATTCTATATAATTGATGTTAAAGACAACTCTATAATGGACACTTTACATATAACAAGAACATTTGACTTCTTAAAGTTCTTAATGAAACATAAGTATGAAGTTACAATATTAGTTGAGGAATAATAAATGCCAATCGAGCACTTTAAAATAATAAATGAAGATGGTACAGCTAACCAAGCAGAATATGAACGTTGTGTAGAGTTCTTAAATGATTATGCAAATGGAGTAATTAAAGTTTATCCAGAAACTACATGGACTAATCCTTTTGAAGTAGACTTATCACAGCAAAAGTCATCATATACTTTAGTTAAAGAGTTAGTTGAACAATCAACAAATAGACTTCTTAATAAAACAGCATTTGATAACGTCAAGAAATTATTTGATGGTCTACTACGCAGATATGGTTCAACAATTCATACCTACGGTAGATATCTTGAACAATCAAAAGATTTTGTAGATGGACCAGGTTTTATGTATGATGTTCTATCACGTAACGAAACTCCAGTATTAAAAGAAGTACTAGATGATAACATTACAATCTACTATCTTGATGATGAGAACCACACTGTATTAGAATATAACGATACACAATACTCTCAATCCAATAATAAGTTCTTACCAACTACAAACTTTCCAAAATTATATCCTGCACAGTCAACTAAACTTGAACCACCTTTAATTGATTATCCTAATATTTATATTGGTAACTTATGTGGAATTTATTCAGATTTCCAAAGACTATCAGGACAATACGTAGGTTCATCAACCTTATTTTATTTTAGTGAATGTAATGATACTTTATACACAACTGGTGCAAATAGTTTAGATATAACAGATATTGGAGTAGTAAACTTTAATGCTGGCGCAGTTGTATCTAACAAATCAAAACCAACACGAGGTGTAGATTTATCACTTGTTAGTACTTCACAGAATGCAGTTGTCAATGAAGAAAATGTTAATGCATATATACCACCATCAACAGTCAATCCAAGTGTAAACTATCTATCACCAACTTTCTTTGTAGCACAAGATGAAACAGAATGGTTAATATAAGATGGTAAAATCTAATGTGACCCAATTGAAGAACTTCTTAAAAAAGCAGAAGCTATGGATGTAGAAGATGCTTGTCAAGTTCAACCACAAGGAATGGACGTAACTCCTTATCCTGATATGGATAATCTTAGACTATGGGTACGTGATTATTTACTAAAAGGATTAAATGTAATATACAATAATGACTTATCATTTGATGGTCAAACATATTTAACAACTATTGTAGATGGACTACCACTATTTACTAAACTTTCAAAAACTATTAAACAAAAAGAGAAACCAAGCGAAGTGTTTGATGTACCATACGAACAACCAGTATTAACAGCTAACGGTACTCCGGGTGGAGATGAAGTAGCTATGATATTTAATCATCAAGATTGGTATGCATTTAATATTTCTTCTACACAGAATACACAAGATGGTCAGTATTGGCAAAACTACTCTCTAGGTGATAGTGAAAAGCAACTTCCAAGTTATGTAGGATATTATATTCCTGGTGGTATTAAATTAACTAGTGTTGTATTGATGAACAAATCTATACAAGCAGGAACGAAATATACTCCACGAAGTTTTACTATCCAAGGTTCAAATGATAATAAAGTATGGACTAATCTACATGAAGAAACAAATTGGAGTGATTACCGCACTTGGAATACAGAAATTACAATACCAATAACCACAGACTATGCATATAAATATGTACGTATAAACATTACAAGCACTGGTGATGGTAGAGTAGTTCAACTTGGTTATATGAAGTTGAATGGTTACACTCGTGGAGCTGCATATGTAAATGTTGAAACATCAAAACCTGGTCTTTGGTTATCTAATTTATGTGAACCATATCAAGTATCACAAGCAGGTGGATGGTTAAGACAAAACTTAATCAATGATTACTATAAAGAGTATACAAATTTAAATAGTGATACAATCGGAAACTACTCATTCTCGTATTTTCAACGTGGTATAATACACAGAGATGCAGGTTCAACTCATGCAGATAATGATAGCTACTGTCAACATTGGTCACCAAGTGCACTAGGATGCATATCACATGACAGTTTAATCATTCCAACCAACAATCTAAGAAATACATATACTTCTTATCAAACTCTAGCAGTACCAAGCGATGTAGATAAGCAGTCATACTCTGAAACAATGAGTAAGGATGTAAACTTCACATTTGTAGATAATAACGATAATATACCTTTATCTACTACTACATTTAATGGACGTGTAGTTGGTGATGGATGGATATTTGAATACTTAGTATCTGGTAATCATCAAGGTTCTGGTACATGGGGTGATACAACAGGATGTGACTGTGATGCTGAAACTGTTAATTGTGAAGAATGTCCACATTGTTGGTCCTGCGTAAGTGAAGATATAAGAAATTCTGGATTATGTATTACTGGAGAAATAAAATATCAGAATGCAGATGGTACAGTTTGTATTCAAGCAGTTAATGAATGTTTTCAAACAATACAAGCGACAGTTCAACTAGGTAATTCTTATATACCACAAAATGTACTTAATGATAGTACAATTAAAACATACGTAGTAGATATAAGCGTTTCAGGTGACGGAGATGCACCTAACTTTCCACCACCTTTACCAGAAAGAGGAAACTATAGCAAAGCAAGAATTACAAAAACTAGTGGTACTGGAACAATATCATTAAAATATGAAGATGATGGAACATTCAACTTTGATTGGTATTACGGTACCGGAAATTGTTGTAGACGTGGATGTGTAAAAAACATTATAAAAGATTTTCAAGGATGTGGTACTTGTCATATCCCGTATGGATGTGGAAGCGCTAAACTATATCTTGCTAAATCAGAAAGTGATATACAACCACAATCTAATGTTAATATATATTTTTGTGTAACTGATGAAAAGAAAAAACAAGAAGCTCAAGGAATACCTTGGAACTATACATGTGGTTTAGTAGATAGATTTACATTCTCATTTAGTACTACTCCATGTGACGATATTTATACAAAATCATACTTAGTTGCAGAAAATATTTCAATATCAGCACTAGGTGATATAACAGGATTTAATGAGAATAGTATTTAGCGGTGGCTGATATGAATGATGTAATTTATAATTTATAAGGAACTAAAGATGGATCTATTAGAATTACAACAGCGAGCAAATGTATTAGTTGACAAAGTTAATCAATATGAAGAAAACTTAACAGGACTTGAACTTGATGAAAACCAAGTGATAAATGAACACACATACGCTGATATATTTTGTTTAAGACCTGTTTTAAAACTTCTATTTGGAAAAGACATATCTGAAAAAACAAGTAGAACTACAGTAAATGATATTGACTTCAACCTAATTTCATCTAGTGCTCCTGCAAATAATACAACAATATCGTTCTTTGAAAATATCTATAGTACTGTAGAGCATCCATTTGTACAAAACATTGACATGTGGAATAACTACAATATGACACAGTTAGATATTCAACAATTAAAGGAAATGACTAGGCAGGAAGCTATCGAAAAAGGTATTGGTTTATCTTATAGTTCTAATATTAAAGATGCACTAGTAACTGAAAGTCAAGTAGCTAATTTATTTAATTGGAATACAACAACAGACATATCTACGAAAAACAATACATATACATTTAATAGACAAGTACCTGGATTAGTTCTTTACTATTTAGGTAATGGATATGATGGCGTATATACAGCAACTATTCCTTATAATCCAGTTAGTGCAAACATTAACTATGTAAACTTTAATAATCCACCACTCTACGGAGCTTACTATGATAATACTGATATTACTAAATCACAAGTTGGATTAGAAATGGGAGCTGAATGTTGTAGAGTATTCTTACCAGGATGTAATTTCTTTGGAGGTAGATTATTATCACCACAACAGATATGGCAACCAGCCAAACGAGTAGGCGAAGCTAACGCCAATCTTGGATATAACTATCAAGGTAAAGCACTATATCATGAACTTGTATTTAAACAACGTAGAACTGGATGTCAGGATGCAGATGTAGATTTCACAGAAGCACTAAGTGCAGTACCAGATAACGACCCACAAGGATTAGCAACCAGATTAGCATTATCACATCAAAAAGAATATTATTTTAATAGACCTTGGTTTAAGGAGTTAAACTCATATGCTAGTAATCTTGATAGTAGCAGTAACTTAGCTAATAAAATTATTGAAAATTCTTACATAAATGTTTCTACTGGGTATGCACTTGCTGATTTCCTATCATTTAACAACAACAGTATAATTGATACTACCACTGGTAACTTTGATTTTCCTATAAACTCTACAACTGACTACGTGACTTTTAATTCTGTTGAATTATTAAATGGTACATATAATTTTATAATATCCTTTATACCTGACGATACATATACATATAGAAAAGTACTACAAACATCTGCATACTGTGTTCAAATTAGCAGCAACCGCATTGAAATACGTGATAAATCAAACAGTAGAATTTGTGAGATTTCAGCTAGTTCAAATACAACTTACACATTAAAACTTCATGTTGAAAATAACGCAAGTTTAACAATTTATAACTTAGTAGATAGTAAGTTTACCCAAATAGGTACAACTACAGGTGATATGAGTATAACAAATGCAACACTCGGATTTAATGGAAGTTATGTTATGTATGGAGATATTTTAGGAGCTTCATCTTATATTGAAAGTAACAATACAAAGTATTATTTAGCAGTAGAGCAATTTGAGCAACAATTAATGACTGATGATGAATTTTATAATAGTTACAAGTTAGATTACAATACTTTTGCAGATGCATTAAATCTACCAAAATAGGAGTGTATATAAAACATGAAATTTAGTAACGAAACTAGAATAAATCCAGAAGCAGTAGCAGGTAGTATTCCAGTAATACATGGAACTAATTACTATATTGATGAGCAAGGATATGTTTCAACCTATACAATCAATAATGAAAAAGTATTTAGTCAACAATCAGCAGAACTTGAAGTATCAAACATTAATCAAGTTACAGAATTTATATACACTGTTAACAATAAATTAGCCTTTAAAACTACTGATGGAATTTTTGTAACAGATTTAGATGCTACAAAAGAAAACTACAGAGGTGGATTTCAAGGTATAGCAGGATTTAATGAAACAGAAACTTCATTTCAATTTATAAGTAATACTTCATCTCAATCAACAGTTAAGTTTATAGGACGTTTAAACAATAATAAACAACTTGAAATATACATAGCATCAACTGGAAAATGGATAATTCCACTTGGAGAGTTCAGAGTTTATATTGCTGATACGTTCTACAATGTAAACTATAATTCAGTACTACCTAATACATTTGGTGAAACTTTTGATGTTACACTAGTTGGATGGACTACAGTAAATATTAGTCCGACAACAAACTACATTAAAGATATTCACATAGCAGGAAATACATTACATCTTTCTTGTAGATTAAACATTATTGGTAGTGAACCATATGATTGGTCCAAAGTTGATACAAGTAGTGAAGCTGTAGTATGGAGTGAAGATACTAGATTAAATGGTTGTTACTTTGTTGGTAATCCATCAGCTAGTTACTTCTTTATGGTTAACTACAATACATCAAGTGTATACTATGTAGATAGTACAGACTTATCAATCAAGCAGGAATATCAACATAGAACTCCAATACTAGGAGCAGGAAGTGTAGACAAGTTTTTAATTGCACTTGTTGATAAAGAAGCAATAACGGTTTTATCAGCTTATGTATCACTCAACACTTGGTTAATGAAGGGAAAAGTCTACTTTAAATTTAATCAATTAAGTGCATACGAAGATATGACTAATGATTATCTACGTGAGCAAGTTGAATTTACACAGGATATTGACAGTATAATAATTAAATCTAATCAACGAGCTAATATGATGCTATACTTGATTGGAGATAAAATACTATCAGGATGTCACACTGAACAGGATATAATACCAGGTAAATTTCAAAGCTACCTAATTAAGAATAAACAACTCTATAAATACCAAAAAGTTGAAGATAACGGAGATTACGCTCCAATCGATTTTAGTACTGGTGAATTAAGTTATAATAGTTGCATCTATATTGGTTCAGACTTAGAACCAGATGTAGGAGGTTCAACGGCACTAGATACAGAAATTGTTTTCGAAGGTAAGATAGCAATTGTTGATGGTGACAGTTTATGCGTTGAGAGTTCAGGAGATGTACCAGTAAGTGAAGATTTACCAGTAAGAACTAATCAACTTAATCCAGATAATTGGTGGTACTTATACGCAAAGACACTAAGATATCCAGTAAGCTATACAGATTGGTTTAAGATTAGTATGATGCCAACAACAAAAATATTCAACATAAACTTGGTACAAAAATCTAATGTAAAAGGAGGTGATAAATAGTGGGCTGCAAAGGTAAAAAAGGAAAGAAATAATATAGGAGTTTAGTATGATACATATTTTATATGATGGTGATATATTACTTAGGTCTATGTTTGCAACAAAGCTACCACCACACATAGCAGTTCAAACAATGTTAAAGATAAAAGACCGAGAAATAAGAGAAGCAAAGAGATACTTTAAAGAGTTCAATAGATTAGACCCAAAGTTCTATTTTTGTATAAGCTTAAATAGAGGATTTAGGACTGTTTTATTTCCATACTACAAAGCTCAAAGAATAAATAGCTACGCTAAGAACTGGATTGAATTTAAGAATGAATGCATTAAAATACTACAAGCTTTTCACGTAAATATTGTATCATCAATGGTCTTTGAATGTGATGATTTAATATCAATTATTGCATCTAACTTAGTTGAAGATAAACGAAACAAAGTAATGATTATCTCATGTGACAAAGACTTCTTACAAATTCCAAAACTAACTATCAAATCTAAAAAGAAGAACGGTATTAAAGTGTTCGAAACTACTGTAGAAAGTAGTATGCATGAACTAGCAAAGCAATTTTTACTTGGAGATAGAATTGATAATATTCCTGGTGTACCAAAAGTAGGAGTAGTAACAGCAGAGAAAATACTTGAAGGTAAGAAACTAACAAAACTATATGACGTTTATGAATTTGTTAAAGGTGTATATAAAGAATATGGATTAATGTTCTATTTTCCAAGTAATCTTGTTTTGTTACGAATGCTGACAAAGTATAATGTACCACTAAAAGAACTAGCTAAAGTACTAGAGTTTGATTGCTTACATCCAGAAAACACAATCAATAACCATACTAAAATACCATTCTTACGTAAGATATTCAAACTTATAAATAACATTAATCAATTTAGAAGTGAAGGCTATTCTCGAAAAGGAAAGTTACCATAATGAAGCTAGAGGATTATACTAATTATGAAACTTAAACAGTGTACAGATTTATTTATACTCTCAAAGGATAAACGACCAGTTGATTATCAAGGTAAATATTCTACTATTGATAATGCAGTACATGTACCATATCAACATTTTAAGAAAGCTAAAGAACGTGGATATACTGTATCAATCAAACTTGGACCTATAGGTGATACTGGTTATTCTATTTTCTGTATTGACTGTGACCACTGTGATTTTAAACATCCAGTATATAAATGGATGCAATCTATGATAGATACTCCACAGCTTGTAGAATTATCTCAATCTGAACTTGGAGCACACATATTTATAATAAAGAAAACAGACATAGAACTAGAAACTAGATTTATGGATTTCACAGGTCAACAACTAGAAGTATGGACTAGAGTAAGACATATTGTAAGTCCTTGTATTGATAGAATAGTTGATGTTGAACTTAAAGAATGTAACGTTCAATTATTTGATAAACTTCTAGAATTAAGTGATGAGCAGATGCGATTAAAAGCAGAGCAATATGAACGTGACAGACAAAAGATTGAAAAGGAACATCAAAAGAAGAACTACAATTTTGTTGCTCCAGAAACAGATATAAGTGTATTCAGTAAATCGGATAAACGACTTTATGAAATATTAAATGCAGAACCAGAAGATGTGGATAATAGTGCAAATGACTTAGGACTTGTCAGAAAAATAGTTTATTACTATGATACAAAGGATAAAGATATTGTACAAAATGTTTTTGAAAGAACCGATTGGTTTGCTAAAAAAGATGAATACCACATAAAGAAATTCTACAGACCAGGATATTTAGACAGACTTATATCACTTAGTTAATAGGAGGTGTAAATTTGAGATTTACAGTTCGATTAGAAAACGACAACTACTTAGACTTAGAGTTTAGATTAGATACTGGAACTCTTTACATACACTCACCAATTCCAGAAATAACTAAGGATAAAATTCATAAACTAGCAGCGATACTTGGTTACAAAATTCATCTGGTTATAACTAACGAAGTAATACTTCCAAAAGATTATAAACGAAAGAAAATGAATAACTATGCTAGATTACTTATTATTTGTAGAATGTTAGAAATGATAATAACGGATAAATAGTATGTATAAATATAGGATTAGCTCAACTAAAAATATAAACTTTGATAGCCTAATATTCAGAGATTATACTGATAAGAAATATTTGCAATCACTACATAGATTAAACAGACCTGCTATTTGCATTTATGATACTGAATATCAAAATGTACTAGTTGGATGTGCCATTCTTAGTAAGAAAAGTAGAGCATTAAAAATTTGTTTGCTTGTAGTGCTAGATAACTATAGACACAAGCACTTTGGTTCAAGCTTGATGAAATACATTATTGATTTTATTAATGATGATTTTTCTGATGTGGATTATTGCTATACAGTATGTCCTAAAAATATGAACACTGGTGAGTACGAAGAATTTCTACTTAAACATGGATTTTATGTATCTACTATAAAAGCTAACGGAGATGTAATATACACTTATGCAGGGTCAATTTAAAAAAGCGATAGAAAGAATTAAATCAGGTGAGCAAACAATTCACCTTATGCCAGTATATAAGTTTAACTTTCAACTTGGTAGACTAAACTTGCTACTTGGTTCACCAGGTGCAGGCAAATCACTAATGACAATGCATGTTATGCTTGAAGCTATGAAACAACATAAAAAGATTTTGTTGCTATCATCAGAGATGTCAATCTATCAATATACAATCAGAATTTTAAAGCATGAGATGCGAGTAGTAGGTAATGATGAGAAAGTAATATCGCAACTTAATTCTCCGCTGTGTCAGCAGCAACTTCAAAAATTAATAGACCAACTTGATGGCAATATCGATTACAGGAATGTGTTCAAAGAAAATTTAGAAGAACTACTTTCAGATACAGACTTACCGAATAAGTATGATTTAATATGCTTAGACTATATTCAAAATACTCCATGGAAAGCAGCTACAGATGAGTATAGTAGATTAACTTCAATATGCGGAGCAATAAAAGCATTCACATTAACAGGACTAGATAAAACAGGAGTTATTTGTAGCCAAGTATCAAAAGCTCAATTTAACGAAAAAGGTAAAGTTAACGAAGATGTTATACTGATGCCAAAAGGTAGTAATGCTATATTTGAAAGTTCAGACTATGTGGTACAATTATTACGTGACCCAGATACAGGTATCGTAATAGTATCTAACACAAAGAACAAAGATTGTATAGTAGACCCAAAACAAGTATACAAAATAAACGCAGATTTAAGATTTATGGAGGTTAAGTAGTTATGGATTGTTTTGAGTTAATTGGTATATTAGTTTGGATGTCTATTACTGTTTTAATGATTATTGGAGCTGACGAAAGTGAAGAATAAGAAAACTCTTGATGAATATAGATTTGAATTAAGATGTTACTTGGTAAATGCAGGAGTAGAGGACGTGGATGATTTCATTGATAACTATGAGAAACTTCTAAAACTAAGCGAACCAATCAAATACAAACATATAGGTCTATTAAGAGTACCACAAGACTTATATAACGCATGTAAAGCAGTAGTACCTAAAGAAGTTTTAAGTAGATTTGAAACTCGTTTACAGCATTATCTTAATACAGAACGAGATTTAAATAAGATTTATAAATTTCGTAACAACATAACAGGACAGTTTATAGATTTATATAATGAGTGGTCAAATGTCACAACCGAAGAAGCAAAAAGTAAATACAACTAATTATTTTTTATTAAGTAGATTATTACGATTAGATATCGTAAAAGCATTACCAGTTGAAAAGGTAATTGCATACATAGGATTACTATTAGTAAATAAAGGTAATTTAATTACAGTACCGCAAGCATTAAGAATAATTGAACATAGTAAACTTGATTTAAAGATTAAAGCTAACAGTGCAATTCCTTGTAATAATATACTAGAAGCTATGATACATTTAGTAGTATACAAACGAAAATTATTAAACTTCTTTTTTACAAATCAAGATTTACCAGTATGGAACTATGAACATTCAGGACCTTTGTTTGATATAATGTATGACATCAGTAGAATTTATAAAATATAAAGGAGATACTATGAACCCAAGTGAATTATTACATCAAATGCAAGTTTATGATTATCGAAAAGCTAACAAAAAATGTCCGTTCTGTGGTAAAGATATGAGTAATCCAAGAGGACAATTCAGAGATGCACCAAGCTATAAAGAGTTTGGTATATCAGGACTATGTCAAGATTGTCAAGATAAGGTTTTTAAATAATGAGAATATATGAAATTGAACACAAACTAACAGATGATGAACGTAATACTTTATTATTCTTAACAGGCGGATTAAAACTTATTAAGAGTAAAGAATGTACTAAGGAAGATATCTGGAACTTACAAGAGTTCTTTGGATATAACCATACTAATAAACACATTATAAAAACAATTATATTCAAGGATAAAGTAATAACAAAGATAAAAGAGGACTAATCGTGAATACATATGAATTAATTAAACATTTAGTTATCAACGAAGAACGTGTGAAATTTTTTGAAGTTGTACTATCATTAGTTTGTGCAGTAGCATACCCAGGTATAACTAAAGACAGACATGCATTAGAGGAAGTAGTAAACGATAAGTCTGCTATACTAGCAGGAATATTAGACAGTGAACTTAATAGTGATTTCTTATATAGGATTTATGGAGTAACAGAGTAATGCAAACTCTATTTGATATAGAAACAAATGGATTTTATCAAGATTGCACAACTATTCATTGTATAGCATTAAAAAGACTTGGTATAGATGAAGATGTTCTTTTATACACACAGTCGAATATTGATGAAGCGTTAGACATTCTTTGTAATTCAGAAGTTCTAATAGGTCATAACATAATCGCATTTGATATTCCAGTACTTGAAAAATTATATCCATCACGAAAGTTTACTCACAACGTACTAGATACTTTCAATCTATCATATATACAATTTCCTCAAAGAAATAAACATGGTTTGGAGGACTGGGGAAAAGACTTAGGTTATGAAAAGTTTAATCCAATGACTGGTAAAGAGTATACTGATGAAGAATGGAAAGAACGTAAAAAGACTAAGAGTGAAGCTTGGGATAAATATATTACTGAAATGGGAGCTTATTGTCAGCAAGATGTTAGAATAACCGAATTAGTACTGTGGCATTGTGATGTTGATAATATTCCTAAAAAAGTAATAGAGTTATCGAATAACTTTGCTTGGTGTATATCACAACAAGTAATCAACGGTCATAAGATTGATGTAGATAATCTGCTTAAATTAAATGAACAGATTGAGCAGGATGAAGTAAGAGCAGCAGATGAATTACTAAGCAAGCTGCCATCATTTATTGATTATACATTTAAAGTATACAAACGAGCTAACAAAAACAAAAATATTAAAGCAGGAGATATTGAGTGTATAGAGGTAGTTACTCCATTTAATCTTAGTTCTACTTATCACTGGATGAGATACTTAAAAGAAAAGTATGATTATAATCCACCACTAGTACGTAGAAAAGGAAAAGAAGAACCAACTCCAAGCTTAGATGATGAAGTACTAGCGTCAATTGAAGATAAATATCCAGAGATACATGATTTATTGTTGTGGAAAACAGCGAACAAAATTAGAAAGATGATATATAACTCCGACAACAGTGTGTATAATTTGCTTGATAAAGATGGTATTATTCATGGAAAAGTATTCACCGAAGGTACAGTATCAGGAAGATGTACACACAATAAACCTAACTTATCTACAATGCCAAGTGTAAGAACGGATGATAATGGTCCAATAAGAGGTATTAAAGGTAAGTATGCGTATGAAGTAAGAAATCTATTTATACCTCATGATGGATATGTACAAGTCGGTTTTGATGCTAAAGGACTTGAATACATGTGCTTAGCTCATTATATCAACGATAAACATTTTAGTGTTGATATTATTGAAAACGGTGATATACATACTTGGACACAGCAAACACTAGGATTTGAAACACGTAGACAGGCAAAAACTTTCGAGTATGCTTATTTATATGGAGCAGGAAAGAAGAAACTAGCGGAAGGATTGTCAGCAGGTACAGGAGTAAAATATACAGTTGATGATGTAAACAAAGCGATATCAAAGTTTGTAGAGGCACTACCAGGATTAGGTGCACTACAAGATAATCTAAAAGAACAATATCAACAAAAGCCATT